TCTTAGCACCATTTTTATTCCACTTTTTAATATCTTTCTTAAAATACTTTTCATATCTATCAGCGGGTCTTTCAATTAACTTTGTTTGACAATGTGCATTTTTTGTTATTCTTAACCAATGTGGATAATCATGTGCATAACTGAAGTAACTATGATCCATATAATAAAAATCTTTATTTTCTTTTTCACACCATTTATAAACCTCACCAGACCCTGCTAATATACCATACATTACCAAAGTTTCTGATGGTAAATTTTTTAAATCTCTCCATTGATATATTTTAAATGGTCCGGGCGTTCCTGATACAAGTGCTTCAACATATCTTTGTGTTCTTGGTTTGGTGGTGTGTATTCCTGCTATACTTGTCATTTTACTTCCAATATATTTTATCTACTTGATTATGTTTTCCATGATCTTCAATAATTTTAGAGTTTAAGAATCCTAAATTTTTCATGTATGTATCCATTTCATCAACATCGGGAATAAGAGGATAGTTAAGATCTTTGTATAAATTTACTTCTTGTAAAACATACGTTGCTCTTTTAAATATTTGAGGAGATCCTTGCATTATTAAAATTTCTGCACCTTGCACATCTTGTTTAATAAAATCGTATGAGGCATCCTGTCCAACTAATGATTCGAGAGTAACCATGTCACGCGGATCTAAATGATACGTTTCAAATGTTGGAGTATCACCAAAAATATTTGACCCTTTAGTGTACGTTATTTTATTATTCTTTTTAATTTTTCTTAAATGCATATCAACTTTTTGTGACTTATCTCCTAATACAGCAATATGAACTTCGTCTGCACATTGTTCTAAGTTTTGTTTATGCTTTAATCCTGCTTCAATACAAGTATAATGTGCGTCAGGCCAAAATTTCTTTACTTCGTTGGTCCATCGTCCATTCCATGCACCCAAATCTAAAACTCTATTTGGTAAAAATTCTTTTAATTCTTCTTTTAAATATTGAAACATTGGTTCCATGAAAATATTTATAAATATTTCTATGTTAGGCAAAAATTTTGTAGATAAGTGTTTAAAGGCTGAAGTTTTATCGGATCCATGGTCGCATACTATAACAGAAAATCATATAGATGAAATGGAATTTAATTTTTTATTAGAAGAATGTCAAAAACTTTTAGAAATAAAGTTAAAAGATATGCCTACATATAAAACATCAACCGAAAATTATATTACACCAGAACAATTTAAAAATTTTAACATAAATTGGTATGATCAAATACTTAATATTTCAAAAAATATTTACGAAAATAGAAAAGAATTATGTGATGTATTTCCTCTACATAGATGGTTTGATCCTTTAGTTGTTACTGCTTATATAGGAGTTACACCGCCGATGCCTTATGATCATATTATACATCAAGAAACTGCATCAAAAATTTGGTCTAGTGTAACTTATATTACTCCAGAAAAAAATTGTGGTACAAAAATGTACACTGAAGAGAAAAAAGAAAGTTTAGTTAAAGAAGCACAGTGGAAGCCAAACTCAACTATGATTTTTGCGGGAATTAAAGAAAAAACTTGGCATAGTTATAACAGCACTGAAGAATCAAACAGAATTACTTTAAATTTTTTTATTAAAAAAAAAGAAGGTACTAAAAAATATTTTTATCCTTAAGAAAATTATAAATTCTTTTTGCAATTTTCCTATTAGAATCAACTGTTGGATGTTTTTTACAAAATTGTTTTGGGTGTTTATTCCAAAATTCTACTTTATCACCTGATTGTATTACACCTTTTTTAAAGTAAGAATCATTATAATTAAATTCGTTCCAATAATGAATATTGTCAAATTCATGAGAGTCATTAAACTCTGTAAATAAAAATGTTGTAAGACTAGGTTCTATTATATCTATGTTGTATTGTTTTGCTCTGGTCACATCAATTGCAGTACACCCGCCTACTAAACAAAAGTGTTTTGCTTTTATTTCTGAACATTGTTTATAAAAATTATCCAAATAATATTCTATATCTTTTTTACAATTTTTTGTTGTATAAAAATCTTTTTTATTCATATATGCTCTAGAAATTTCTCGTAATACTCCAGTTTTGTAGAATACTATAATATCATTTTTGTAATCAATTTTGTTAAGATTGTCAAATGCTTCTGTATTTGAAACTCCGTGGTCAGCAGTTGTTATTACTTCTACGTTTGTTAGTTTAGATAAAAAATGTCCAGGGCCTGGATATAATACATAGGACTTTTTAGGGTTCCATTTAAAACCTTCTAAGTCATTATGGATATACGATTTTTCGTAACTATGTGCGCCCCAACTATCTCCAGCAATTATTATCCGTGTCATAATTATACTTTAAAAAATATTATATCAGGCCAAACATTAATTAAAACTTTAAATCCTAATTTTTCTAAAACATATTTTTTAACTTCTACATTACTAGATCCATATTTTTCTGTATTATGATTAAGTTCAATCATTAAAAATTTAACTGTTTCTAATGTTTTGGCCGCTCCTTCTAAAACTTTCATTTCATACCCTTCAACATCAATTTTAATTAAATCAACATCTTTATAATTAAAATTATCTAATGTAAAAATTGGAGTTTTACCTAACTCTTTTTCTATTCTAGTATTTTGTGTTACACTATCATTTGTTAAAGATATTGTACCGTTTTGATTTCCTATAGCACAATTATTACAAGTTACGTTATTATAAGGACCTAAATTCTTTTCTAAACAATTAAAATGTATAAGACTTGGTTCAAATGCTATAATCTTTTTGGCGTAACTTTGCATAGCATAACTCCATGTACCACACCAAGCACCAATATCTATCATTGTATTAAACTGTTTTTGTTGTGAATCACACCACTTTAAAAAACTTTTCAAACATTTATCTTGCATATGTGGAACTCCTGCCACTCTCCAATCTTCTATCTGAGCATCATATGAAGGAACCCAAAAACCATTTATTTTTTCTATGTTTGTCACAAGATTCCTTTATTTTTTAAAATTTTTACAGCAGTTCCGTTAAGAATTTCCTCTGGTGTAAACTGTTGATATGCTAAAGAGTATAACCAATGATTTGGATCATCAAACAACGGGTTTTCTATATCACGAATTTTATTGTTTGTTACTGATGCCGCAAAACTTTTTTCATGACAAATAATGGGTACACCTTCACACATTGATTCTACAGCACTAATTGAACAAGATGTTACGCAACACCATGCATCTTTTAAATCGTCTTGTATAGGTACCTTAGCAACAGAAGGTCCAGACGTGCCTTTGTCTCTAGGTTTTTCTCTTATTTTAATAGGCCTATCTGTATATTTTTTGATCTCGTTTATTGTATCATTTAACCATGTAGTATGTTTAAGATACATATGAATTCCTGCTGAACTAGGACACACTAATATATTCTTGCCTCTATTACCAGTTTTCTTAATTTCAATATTAAACTTTTTAAATCTATCATCAGAACAATTTTCAATCTTTCTTGCATGGATATTATTCTTACAAATTCTCCAATAATGATTGTCTGCCTTTAAATTTGCATTATCAAATCTTCCAAAATATGGTGTATCGGTGAACCAATAATTTTGTTTTCTCTCCTCGAGTTTATGCACCAATGCAAGATTATTATTAACAAACCCCCAAAACATAGCATTATCTAACGGGTCTGTTACTCTACTATTATCTAATGTTTGGTAATTATCTGGCCACGATTTCATAATTCCTGTGAATACCTCCCAGGCTTTACTTTTAGGATTATCTAATGGTGTGTAAATTGTCAGCATAGTTCTATTTTATTTAAATAATTATTAATATGCAAGTAAAAATTATAAGCGATATTCAGTATTATCATGACAAATTTGATGTTATTGATTATCCTGCAAATTATAATGGATATAAAACCAACCCTACATACCTTGCAGAATTTCATAATTGTCGAGTACATACCATACCATTTTTAATAACATCTACTGGTGGACTTGTTGCTGAACACGTTTGGCCATTAACCTGGAAACAAAAAAATAAATTAGGACAAAAGATGGGCATATTTAAAAAATGGGAAGACAATATGGAAATTAATATTCCAGCAACATCTCGCAGTTTCGATGAAACTAAAAAATACGTTTGGTTACCAATTGATGTATCGTCGGGAAATAATCCATGGCATATATGGATTGACGTAATTGCAAAAATGGGATTATTAGAAAGAAGACTAGGTATTGCATACAGAGATTTTGTATATATTATGCCACATCTAAGTCCTTACTTAAACAAAGTTATTGCTGAAATAATGCCTGAAGTTAAAGTAATGGCTATGCCTAAACATTCTACATGGAAATTTAAACATATTTACGTTCCTACAATGTGTAATCATAACGATGGCATTATTGTTCCACACTCAGTTGCTTGGATTAGATCAAGATTTTTACACAAAAAAGTAAGACCTCCACATAGAAAAATCTTTATTGACCGAGGAGTAGGCTCACGAAAACTTTCAAACAAAGAAGAAATATTTGCAATTTTAAAAGGTTGGGAAGTTTTAAAACTTGAAGAAATGCCAGTATTAGATCAAATGATAGCATTTGCAGAAGCAACACACGTTGTTAGTACTCACGGAGCAGGACTTGTTAATTTACTTTGGTGTCTACCAGGAACTAATGTTATTGAAATTGTACACAAATATACAGCCAAAAAAGTATATCCTAATCTTTCACATTTATTAAATTTAAAACATAAAGTTGTAATGGGTGAGTGTGTGTCTATACCAAAAACTACTCACGAAAAAAAATATAAAAGATTAAATGATTATAACGATATTAGATTAGATTCTAATATTTTACTTCGAAATCTAGAATAAACTTTTCCCGATTTTATTTCATCAATAGACCAAAGCATATAACCTAAATTATTAAGCCATTGTGTTCTATCTGGATATATTGGTGATTCTATTTTTAGTAAATCAGTGTTTGCAACAGGCCAACAAATAGCAAGATCTGATGTACAAAAGGTAGGGATGCCACGGATGCAGGAATCAACGCTGGCAGTAGAATTGTGAGTAATAACAGCATGACAATTATTTAATGCGTCTTGGAAGTTGAATCTATAGTACTTTTTCTCGTCACCTGAAAAATGTTTTTGTCCAATTATTAATTCACAATCTGTTGGGAACTCGTTTCTTCTTTCTTCCATTGATACAACATGATTTGGGTGTGGACGAATTAAAAATTTTCTTTTAGTTAGTGGTCTAAGTTTTGCATATACATCTTTAAACCATTCAATAGGATCAAGTTCGTTCATTGACCAATTATCACTAGGTTGCATTACAAATAAAATTGGTGCATCAGGTTTAGGATCTTGCCATGCATAATCTTTAATATTGAATAGTTGTTGCATTTCTTTCCATCTATCATTTGGGGAATTATCTGCTAAAAAGTTTCCATTACGCATTGGTGTCCATAGTGCAACTCTATATCTGTGATTAGGTACTCCTGCAGTATTACCAAAACTTGAACATAATCCGCCATCAAATGTTATTATAACACTACCTTTCTTTTTTGCATTTTCAACTAACGTGTGGCGTCTACCTTTGGTATGATGTAATTGTCTATCACCACCATATCCAAACATAACTCCAATTGGTGCAGTAATTTCCATTTCACCTTTTTGTGTAGCACCAGTTAAATTTTCATTAACTATTTCAACTTCATCACCTACTGCTTTAACACCTTCAGCAAAATCATATAACAATTTATAAGAATCACCTCTCCTACGATCCTTTACTGTTCTTCTAAAAATTTGAACTTTGAGTTTTTCCATTAAATACGTATATAATTATGCGATCTTTAGCAGTAATCACAACTTTTCCTCCCAATAGATGGGAAGCCTACGCAAAAAGAATGCTAGAAAGTTTTATAGCAAACTGGCCGAACGATGTAAAATTATACGTGTACTACGAAAAAAAATTACCAGAAATAATAAATTCAAAAATTGAATACATAAATCTAGAAGAAGTAAATCCTGGTTTAGTAAAATTTAAAGAACGTCATAAAAACGATCCAGTTGCAAATGGTGAACTACAAGAAATTCCTAATGGAGTTCGAAGAAGACCAGAAGCAGGGAAAAACGATAAAGGCAAAGGTTCTTTTTTATGGGACGCAGTACGATTTGCACACAAAACATATTGCGTATATCATGCTATAAGAAATATTAATACAGATATAATATTATGGTTAGATGCTGATACGTACACATTTAAATCTATTTCAAAAGAATTTGTATTAAATCTTATTCCAGAAAATAAACTTGTAAATTATCTAGGACGAGGTGACAAGTTTCCTGAATGTGGGTGGGTAAGTTATAATAAACAACATCCACAAATTACAGAATTTATTAATGCATGGATAGAACTATATGAAAAAGATACATTGTTTAAACACTTAGAGTGGCACGATTCATATGTTTTTTGGCAAGTACTAAAACAAATTGCACCGGATCAAGGTGCAGATATTGGCAAGGGTGCTGGAGCAAGAGGCCATCATATTTTTGTTAATAGTGTATTAGGTGAGTATATTGATCACTTAAAAGGTAAAAGAAAAATTAAAGGTAAAAGTTCAAAAACAGATTTAAGAGTATCACGAAATCAAGACTATTGGAAAAATGTTGAAAGTTACAATCCTTTTGCAAAAAGTGGCTTTGATCCAAAACAAGCAAAAGATATAATTAACAAAGTTGCAAAAGGCAACAAAGGAAATTAATGAGAATTGCAATATATCCCGAAAATTCTAGTATGAATGGTAAACCAGTATTCCAGGCATTGATTGAACATCTTAGATCTAAACACGAAAAAGTTTATATTGGTGAAGATAAAAACTGTGACGTTGCAATTGTTTGGTCAGTATTATGGCAAGGACGAATGGAACCTAACAGACGTGTTTGGGAACAATTTCGAGGCACAGGAAGGCCGGTTGTTGTTTTAGAAGTTGGTGGTATTAGAAGAAATTCTTCTTTTAAGATAGCAATAAACGGAATTAATAGAGAAGCAGATTTTGCCAATGATACGTTTGATGATAAACGTTGGCCATTATTCAATCATCATTTCAAACCATGGAAACAAACCGGCAATGTAATTGTAATATGTGGACAACATACCAATAGCCACCAGTGGCGAGAACAACCAAACATGAAGGCATATTTTAAATTATGCATCGATGAAATACGTAGATACACAGACAAACCAATTATTATCAGACCACATCCTAGAAATATTATACATGGGTTTCCTGAACACAAATATAAACACGTTAGAGTAAATTTACCAAAACGTGATTATCAAACTTATGATGATACTGACTTTAAAAAAATTTTACAATCTACCTGGGCAGTTGTAAACCATTCGTCTAATCCTGCCATGGAGGCTGTATTTGCAGGCATTCCTGTTTTTGTATCTGAAAAAAGTTTATGCTATGACGTTGGTAATAAAGATCTTAGTGATATAATGCATCCGGCCATGCCGGCTAGACAAAACTGGGCAAATCGTTTAGCATATACTGAATGGTTTGTCGAAGAATTTAGAGAAGGTAAGCCATGGAAAAGAATAAGAGAAAGGTTATTAGAAAAGTATATTAAACGATAAGGAGAAAAATGGAGAATAATACAAGACTTAGATCAATTAAAATTGACATAGACAAACTTATAACTTTGGCCGATCTTGGATTAGGTGCTGAACGTCCATTAAATAAAGAAAAACGTTATTGGATTAAAAAACTTGTAAAACAAGCCAGTAATGAATTTAAACCAATACTTGTATCACCTATTAAAAAAACAGGATATTATATTTTATGTGATGGTTGGCATAGAGTACAAGCGGCAAAAAAGAAGAAAGAGAAAAAAATGTTAGCATTACAAGTTCCAATAAAAGCCGGACTTGGGTTAGCAAAAGCCAATAAAATTTTAAGAGATATTGATAAAGAACACAAATATAAACTAGACACTAGTGGCGTTATTGCTCATTGGGCCTTGTTAAGATTTAAGGAAAATAATGGAAGTAATTAAAAACCTAGGCCGGAAACCAGATCCAAATTCACCAATAGAGTGGAAACCATACGTTGGTGAAGAAATTATTGCAAAGATGATTATACGACAAGGAAAAAAAATTGAAGAACGAGAATACATTGAAGATAAAGTAAAAGCAAAACCAAAAGGTAATGCCTATATTATAGGAAACGGACCATCAAGAAAAAATAAATTTGATTTATCTTTATTAAAAAATACTGGACAAACCTATGGTTGTAATGCATTGTACAGAGATTTTATACCAGATTATTTGTTTAGTGTTGACCGGTATATGTCAGAAAAAATTGTTGCTGATAAAGTTTTTGACAAATGTTTTTGTTATGCTCCGGCATTAGAAATGAATAGATCAAAAAAGAAATTACATCTTATCCCTAATAATCCTCACTGGATATCGGGTTCTGCCGCATTTTGGACTGCTTGTATGCATGGTCATAAAAATGTATATCTAATAGGATTTGATTTTAGAGAATTTGGTAAGAATGAATTAAACAACATTTATCAAGACACTGATAATTACGGTCCTCGACACGGGGATGATATTTTTGAACCATGGCTTCAACAATATAAAAGTATTTGCAAAAAAAGACCTTACTGTAAATTTACTATTGTACATGACAATCCGCCAGACTACCTTGAGGTTATCCCATTTAAAAATCATAAAATAATGTCTTATGCTAATTTTATCGAGAAAGTTCTAGTCCCAAAAACTGAAGTTTAGGTTTAAAACTATAAAAAAGTTTATTATGATTGCCGGTATCTTCTTTAACTTTCATTTGATATAAATGTATCATTTCGTGAACAAGTGTTTCTAAAAATACTCTTTTAGTTGCATACTTCGGCAACATTTCTAAATGATACTTTGTTTCTTTTGTTTCGTAATCATAGTTTACTACTTGTCCTATTGCACCATGAATTCTTTTAATTTTTATATAATCAAATTTTGGTAATTTATTGTCAAATAATGAATAATTATAGGTCTCATACCACCAGTTTATACCATGCATTGTAGTATAATAGGTATTTTCGGCACTAGGACGTCCTAATACTTTCTGTAATTTTCTTTTTAATTTTATATGTCTGCGTTTTCTCTTCATATATTTGGTTGACTAATTTACCACTAGTGCTATAATGTTGTTAATACACTACTATTTAAGTAAAAAGAACGATATGTTATCAAGTCAGAAAATACCCCAAACTATAACAGAATGCATAGAAATATTAGCATATAATGACCATTTTTGGGAAGGATTCTCTCCACACCATAAAGATAGGAAAACTATAACCTCATTAGCACAATCAGACTATGCGTGGACAGAAAAGCAGGCAAAACTAGGATTAATAATTGTAAAAAGATACAAATCCTTATTTGAGAAGTATGATCTAAACATCACCAACCTATGTGATAATCCTATATGGCGAGATAAATTCCGAAAAATCGACTATGAAAAGGTACTTGAAAAATATATTAATGATGACAACGAGGATGAAATAGAAATAAAATTTCCTTACAATAAAAAGATTATTGCACTAATTCGTTGTTTAAAAGACAGCAGAGGATTACCTGCTGGATACCTACAATATAATGGTGAAGAAAAAGTATGGACAGCAAAATATTCAGATGTTGTAGTATATTTTCTTACACTACTTGGCATTAGATATGATTTTAAAATTACTGATCCTTCAATGCTTGATGACTTTGATTCTATACGTGAAGAAAGAAAACAACACAAACACTTAAAAGTTTATGCTGGAAAAACAAATTTAGCAATTGCAAATGCATCAGAATCATTAAACGAATATTGGGAAAAAAATATAAAGAATAAAAATTTATTACAACAAATTGATAGTTTAAAACAATTTAACATATCGTTACCTGCGTATTATGTAAAAGAAGTATCAAGTTTATCTGAAAAAATTGCAGTTGCTAATTCAAAAGATATTTGGGTTGATGCAAACAAATGGAATAGAGAACAATTATTAACTGCTTGTGATGAATTAGACTTATTTCCATTAATAGTACCAATTAGAGAAGTATCATCAATTGAGGATTTGCATGAATATATGAACTGGTTATATGCTTTTGAACGTGCAGGCATTAAAGAAAAACAACTTGCTTTTGGTTTTGATTTTTCAAAAACAAATATAGCATCTACAAATATCTTGCAAGATTTTAATCCTCCAACGGAAATAGCAAATACATGGCAAGAAAAAGATAAACAATGGCTGTCTGAAGTCGATCCATTTATTAAGATGGTTGATACATCACAAGAAAATCCTTATAAAAAAGATATATCAAAAGAACAAAAAGAAAATATATATAAAGATCTTAAAAAATTACATTTAATGGCGGAATCAAACAAGTATATTGATAAAAATACCAAAATTATTTTTATTAGAAACCGAATACCTCGTACATTAATAAAATCAAGCATTCGACCACGTACCAGTCTAAATTTTATTAGAGGGACATACGCACCTTATAGTGAATTTATTCGGAAATGGCTTGATAATATTGAAAAAAAGTTGTATTATAATACAGTGCAACATTTAGACAATATTGTTATGAAACGAATATGAGTTCATGTAAACTGGTAATTAAAGACGAAGTAAACGTTAAATTTGAAAATTTATCTTTGGAATGGCGTAAAAAACTTTCTAATAAATTTAAATTTCAAATACCTTATGCTTACCATCTACCTGCAGTTAAATTAGGTCGATGGGATGGAAAAATATCTTTTTTTCATTTGGGTGGTACAACTTATCTTAATTTAGTTGATCAAATTCTTCCAATGCTCGAAGCAGGAAACGTATACGTTGAACTTGACGACAAAAGAACAAAACATAATTTTGAATTTAAATCAATTGATAAAAATTATCTATCAGATATAAACTGGCCTACTACTCATCCTTGTGCTGGACAACCAATTGTTTTGCGTGACTACCAAGTAGAAACAATTAATAAATTTATTGAGGCGCCACAAAGCCTACAAGAAATTGCCACTGGTGCAGGTAAAACAATTATTACTGCCGCACTTTGTAAATTAGTTGAACCGTATGGACGTACACTAACAATCGTTCCTAATAAAAGTTTAGTAACACAAACAGAAGAAGACTTTCTTGCTTGTAACCTAGACACAGGAGTTTATTTTGGCGATAGAAAAGAAGTAGGCAGATATAATACAATCGCAACTTGGCAATCAATTAATGTTCTTGAGAAAAAAGATAAAGTAGAATTTAAAGAGGTAATGCAAAATATTCAAACAGTAATTGTTGACGAGGTACACATGGCAAAAGCAGATGTACTAAAAAGATTACTAACAGGAGCATTTGCAAACGCAGGTATACGTTGGGGACTAACCGGCACAATACCAAAAGAAGATTATGAATTTTATGGAATAAAATGTTCTTTAGGTAACGTAACACACAGAATCCCTGCAAAAGAATTACAGGATAAAGGCGTATTAGCAAAATGTCATGTTAATGTTTTACAAACGCAGGACCTTCCAATATTTAAAACTTATCCCGAAGAATTAAAATGGCTTACAACTGATGATACTAGAATATCTTGGGTGGCACAAACAATTAGTGATATTGCAAGTTCTGGCAACACACTTATATTAGTCGATAGAATTTCTGCCGGAAACTTACTTGAAAAGAAAATAAAAAATTCAGTGTTTATATCTGGAGCAACTAAAACAGTGGACAGAAAAGAACACTACGACGAAGTGTCTACAGCAAAAACTAAAATTATTATTGCAACATACGGAGTGGCTTCTGTTGGTATTAATATTCCTAGAATATTCAATCTTGTTCTTATTGAACCTGGTAAATCCTTTGTTCGTGTAATACAAAGCATAGGACGAGGTATTCGTAAAGCAAAGGACAAAGATCATGTGCAAATTTGGGATATAACTAGTAGTTGTAAGTTTGCAAAAAGACATTTAACACAAAGAAAAAAGTTTTACAAAGAGGCAAATTATCCGTATACTATAGAAAAGATAGATTATGAAAATATTACAAATAGAAAATAAAACATATACATTAGAAAAAATTCCAGAATTTGTCGACGATAAGTTACGTTTTGCTGTATTAGATAATTCAAATCCTGCAGAACCTGATTATTTTTTTATACCTTTAATATTTTTAGAATCATTTAATGCTCCGGCGGCAGTATTACAAATTGGCAAATATAAAATCAATATGCCACTTGATTGGAAAATGGTTATTGGTGAAGCGGAACAAGGAGAGTTACACGTTCTCCCAATCACTAGTCTAAATGATAGAGGATTTGATGCATTTTTATTTAATCCATTGTCAAGTTCAAAACCTGATTTTGCAGGAGTTGATATTATTGATATCTACCAAGAAGTAAAATGGTATTTTCCAAAAATTAAATCTGGACAAATTTTATGCGTTCCTTTAGAAGATAAAGACAAACCTCAATGTGCATATTTTGTTAAAGACATATCACGACAATGTGAACAAATAGAATACAGTGAAGTATGGTAAAAAATAAAAAAGGTACTAAAGTAAAAATAAAAGCACCGTTCCAAAGATTACCTGTAGGCAATGGCGGGAAAAAATTACCTATACTAATGGATAGACATTTCATGAATAATATCTCTGACTATTGTGACAAACATAAATTAAAAGCAATTCATTGCGAAGTTGTAAAAGAACATATACAATTAGAGTTTAAAAATACGTTTGATGCAACAAAATTTGCATTAGGATACGCAGAAATATATGACAAAGCAGAACCGAAAATTTTTTGAACTAAGAAACGGATTAAAGGCTGTAGACTTTCGTAATAAAGACTATTACGACAGAATAGATGATCATGAAAAATCTTTATACTCACCTTATATGTTAATGAGATATGTGTCTAGTATATCATCAAAGGACCAATTTTATGTTGAACACTATGTAGAAATGACAAATGAATGCGTGAATAAACATTTGTTTACATTATCAAGTAAGCATAAAAAATTATGCTGGATATTAACTGCTATGTGTGGTGCATTAAAACAACAATTTCATCCATGGATTAAACCAATGAAACGTGTACAAAATAAAAGTTTAAAACAATTGCATCAATTATATCCAACAACAAAAGAAAGTGATTTAGAAACCCTTGACAAACTTATTTCAGATAAAGAACTAGAAGAACTGTTGGAAGCACATGGAATTGAATAAGTTTATTTGTACATATTGTAATAAAGGATTTACACGAGAAAGAACATTACAAGTTCATCTCTGTGAACCTAAAAGAAGACATTTACAAAAAAATGAAAAATGGGTTCAAAATGCTTTCATAGTATTTCAACGGTTTTATGAAATACATCAACATAATAGCAATAAACAAAAAACATATAATGACTTTTGTAAATCTGCATATTATAATGCATTTGTAAAATTTGGGAGATTCATGATGCATATTAATCCAATTTATCCAGACAAGTATATTGACTATGTAATATTATCAAAAATTAAACTTGATCACTGGGCAAGAGAAGATTTATATGACTCATACCTTATCGATACACTAAAAATTGAACCTGTTGAATCTGCAATACAACGTTCAATTACAACTATGATGGATTGGGCCGATGACCAAAAGGCTCAATGGTCTGACTATTTTAGACTCGTTAATACAAATAGAGCAGTACAACATATACAAGCAGGAAAAATATCTCCATGGTTAATTCTAGGTTGTGGTGCTGGTAAAAAAATGTTACAATCATTTACTGATGAACAATTACAAATAATAGAAAAAAATATTAACCCAGAGTACTGGTCAAGTAAATTTAAAAATTATCCAGCAGATTTTTTATTTGTTCAGGAAACGGCTAAAGGAGCAAAAATTGAGTAAAATTGATGTTGAAGTATCTGACGAATTAGAGTTTGAAGTTGGCGATTGTTGCATTGTAATAAAACCTAATGGAACAATAGGAAAAGTAATTTTGCCAGAAATGAATCATAGAACACCACTAACTGAAGGATATAAAAAAATGTTAAAAGTAATTGATATTTTAAAACCGGGAGCAAAAAAAGATTTTGTTCAATATAATAAAAGAAAATTACATTAATGCCTGATGTAGATATAGATTTTTATAACAGAGAAGGAGTTCTTGAATTATTCAAACATACTTCTGCTACCATTATAAAAGATAGTAAGCATGAAAAACATAAAACTGGAATTTACTTTCATGACATTCCTGTTAACCCGATAACAAAAAATGCTAGTTTAGATTATAAGAAAGCAGAAGGAAGAGGATATTTTAAAATTGATTTATTAAATGTAAATGTTTATAAAAACATTAAGTCTGAAAAAGAGTTGGTTCAATTAATGATTACAGAACCAGATTGGGAAATGTTAAAAAATTCAACAATTGTTGATCAACTTTTTCATTTAAATGGACATTATGATATTGTATCGAAACTCGAACCTAAAAACATTGAACAACTTGCGGCTGTACTAGCAATTATTAGACCTGCTAAAAGACATCTGATGTACAAATTCTGGAAAGATATTTTAAACGAAGTTTGGACAAAACCCAAAGATAACTCATACTTTTTTAAAAAATCACACGCAATTGCTTATGCTCATGCTATTGTTGTACAAATGAATTCAATTAAACAAGGAGCCAAATAATGTGTCCTATTTGTTGGATCAGTGGGTTTATTGCTATTCTATTTGGCGGATCTTTTATTGCAACTGTTAATCACCCAATTTCCTGGGCAGTAGGAATTTTACTTATTGCTTTTTCATTTTACAAATTTTATGAAGCAAAAAAGCGTGGTAATAAAATGACTACTGAAACAAAACAGAGAAATAGAAAAACAATATTTAGATTTATTCAAGGTGTTATAGTTGGTTCACTTGTTACAATAATTATTTTTTATAGCCTGACTTATAAGGAACATGAACATGAACACGGACATAAACAAATCGAACAACCAATGCCAAAAGACCTTGAAGTTGTAGAGAACTCAATAATTATCTTCTATAATCCAACAGAGAAAGAGCATAAAAAATTGCATAAATGGCTTTCAAGAAAAGGAATTGGCCATAAACACCAGTAAAATTTAAGCGGGTTTTCTCATTAATTGGATCGTTCTTCTTTTAATTCTTCTTTTTGCAATATCGGAAAGCCTTACAGTAGGTCCATGCACTATTTTTATATCTTTTCCGCTTAATGTTGTAAGTGTATACTTAAAATGTTTAAAGTCTTTTTTTAAAAAAATGTTAATTGGCAGTTTTCTATTAGATTCCCACCACCATACTTCACCTAATTTCAAAAATTCCTTCTTTTCACTTGCGTTAATAATCCTATCATAGTTATACAGACTAATAACATTAGCGTCTTGATTCTGCACTATTCCAACATACTCAAAGTCGCTTTTTTGTATTAACGATAAAAATGGGAATTTTTTACCTAATTTTTCAAAAATTTCATTCATCTAGTTCCAATAAATACTGTTAAATATGTATTATGCAAACAGTATCAAGGTATTTAATAACCAATTTGGTAAATGCTACAATAAGTGGTTATCACGGAAGGGGTTCAGCAGTGTACGATCGTAGATTAAAGTTATATAGAGGAGTTTACAATCCTATTACATTCACATTTAAAAATGAGGATCAGAAGGCTCAAAATGTTTCTGGCAGAAACTATGAATTTAATCTTATTGACTCCGAAAGTAAAAAGTCTGTTATCACAAGAAAGTTAGACATACTTGATGATGGAAGTACTTTAACAACTAAAGGACAAGCACGTGTAACTTTATCTGATGGAGATTTATTACCTTTAGATGCAAAATTTTATAATTATTCTGTTAGAGAAAATCTTGATGATGGAAGTACTCTTATAACATATGCTGATACAGGATATACAGTTTCAGGAACGGCTGAAATACTAGATGGTGCTTATCCTGAAATGAAAGATAGCATAGTTATTGATTCAGGATTTACTTCAACTGGACCAACAACAAGAAAAACTTCAAGTGCCATTGATGCTGGGCCTGGACAAAATAATAATTCAGCATTACATACTGTTGCTGTGTATGGCACAGTATTTACTGGTAACTTTAGAATTGAAGGTTCTCTATCAGGAAATATTAATTCAACACCCGATCCTACTGATTGGGTTAGAATCTCTTCTAATGCTATTACCACATTAACTGGTATTACCTATTACAATTTTACTGGCGTTTACGTTCATGTTAGATTTTCGTATGATAATGACCCTGGTAATGTTGGAACGATTGACAAAATCCTTTATAGACATTAAAATATAAAATATGAACCTGATCCAGTCGACTGTACTGACGTCGTTACCTGCTGGCAAGAAAAGAACACCTTCTGGGTGGATTGCCTTTAATGCCCCTTGTTGTATTCATCATGGAGAATCACAAGATAGAAGAAAACGTGGTGGTATAATGAATAGTCCTGACGGTACATTATCTTTTCATTGTTTTAATTGTGGATTTAAAACATCATACGCTCCAGGAAGAAAAATATCTTTAAAAACAAAAAAATGGATGTCGTGGCTAGGTATTGGCGACACAGCGATTAAAAAACTTGTAATCGAGGCTTTACGTTTAGAAGAATCAAGTAACATTGTAGAAAAGAAAAAATTTATTACATTTGAAAAGAAAGAACTTCCAAAAAATTCACATAAATTAGAAATTTGGTTAGAAAAATATTTAAAAAAAGATTTAACTGATAGACAACATCAATGTATTGATAGTTTATTAAATTATTTTAAAGAGCGAGGTATCGAAGCCACGTGGTATGATTTTATGTATTCTCCAGATATACACTTTGATTTTAACAAAAGAGTAATAATTCCATTTTATTGGAAAGGTAATGTTGTTGGATACACAGGAAGATTATTTGAAAAACTTGATAAGGTAAAATATTATACTGATGTTCAACCTGGTTATGTATTCAATTTAGACGTACAAGATTGGTCACGTAAATTTGTAATTGTTACCGAAGGACCATTTGATGCTATTTCCGTTTCTGGTGTTAGTATACTAGGATCCGAGATAAATGATATACAAAGAGATTTAATTGAAAATTTAGGTCGAAGAATAATTGTGGTACCCGACAACGATAAACCTGGTGATAAACTAATTGATCAAGCAATTGAATACCGATGGTCTGTTGCTTTTCCGAGGTGGGACGAAAAGGTTGCTGACGTGGCCGATGCTGTGTTAAAATATGGTAGATTGTTTACAATACAATCAATATTAAAATCAACGGAGTCTAATAAACTTAAAATAGATTTAAAGAGAAAGATGTATGGACGATTATAGTTTTGATGTACAAAAGTTATATTTAGAAATGCTGTTAGCAGACGCTGAATCATTTGCTAGAGCACAAAATATATTTAATCCAAATAGTTTTGATGGACGACTACAACCTATTGCTAAATTTATTAGAACTTATGTTGATCAATATAAAGTTATGCCAGAGGTTGATCAGGTTAATGCCAAACACGATATTAAATTAAAAACAGCAAAAGATTTAGATCCATCTCATTTTAATTGGCTGTTAGATGAATTTGAAAAGTTTTCTAGGCACAAAGCACTTGAACGTGCAATACTTCAATCAGCGGACTTACTTGAAAAGGGTGATTATGCTCCAGTAGAGGACATGATTAAAGATGCAGTAAACGTTGGATTAACTCGTGACCTAGGTACAGACTACTTCGAGGATCCAAAAGGTAGATTAGAGAAACTTAAAAACTCTAGCGGACAAGTCAGTACAGGCTGGGACAACATTGATAAGAAACTCTTTGGTGGTTTTAATCGAGGAGAACTAAACATTTTTGCAGGCGGATCAGGTGCAGGTAAAAGTTTGTTTTTACAAAATCTTGCAGTTAACTGGGCACTGGCTGGCTTGAACGTTGTTTATATATCTTTTGAATTATCGGAGTCATTAGCGGCTATGAGAATAGATGCAATGACAACAAATATACCAACTAGACAAGTAATGAGATCATTGTCTGATGTTGAAATGAAAGTTAAAATGGTTGCTAAAAAGGCAGGAGGGTTACAAATAAAATATTTGCCAGCAAGTTCAACTATAATGGATGTTAAATCTTACATTAAAGAACTAGAACTTAAAAACAAAAAGAAAATTGATGGTGTATTAATTGATTATTTAGATCTCATGATGCCAAAAAGTAAAAAAGTATCGCCAAGTGACTTGTTTGTAAAAGACAAATATGTTTCAGAAGAAATAAGAAACTTTGCAGTAGATACAAATTGTGTGTTAGCAACTGCATCACAATTAAACAGAGCAAGTGTTGAAGAAATTGAATACGATCATTCACACATAGCAGGTGGTTTATCTAAAGTGCAAACAGCAGATAACGTAATTGGAATATTTACAAGTAGAGCGATGAGAGAACGTGGAAGGTATCAAGTACAGTTTATGAAAACAAGATCAAGTTCGGGTGTGGGACATAAAGTTGATTTAGAATTTGATATAGATACATTAAGAATTAGAACACTTAATGAAGAGGAAGAAAAAAGTCAATATGAATATAAAACATCCACAGTATATGATACACTTAAACAAAAATCCAAAGTTGCTCCTCCAGGAATACTGGATCCTAGTAAAGGAGATAATGTTGGTAAAGTTAAAGCAGATGTCAAAGGAAATAAATTAAGACAATTAATTAACGAGTTGCATTCAGACGAAAGCCTCGATTAATGCGTAAACTTTAATTTTTACTTGCGTAAATTATATAAATGCGTTAGCAGTTTTTTGCGTAAAATGTTTTGCTGACCCCTTAACTGCACTTATTAATCTAGTTAAACCAATTCCTCCGCCAACTCTAGGAATAAAATTATAACTTAAAAATTCTTCAAGTTCTTGTTCTACACGTTCCTTGCCGAACCTTCCGTATAATAATTCTGCGTACATACCATTGCTTATAGTATGAAATTGTTTACGCATTTCCTCCGGATCACTTGAACGTTCTGCGGAACCTATCGTTTCCATTCCACCTATAATAACATCTATCTTAGATGCTGTGCCATCACCGTTTTGTTTCATATTCCAAAATGGACTTGTATTATTTGGAAAGTTTTTAATCATGCATACTTGATTGTTATTACACATTAAGCCTTCATGAATATGCGTTAGTTCGTCTACATTATACTCTTTACACCAATCAATGTAGTTCTTGTCTACTACTTCATTATAGTTACAAAATCCTAAATGCTGAACTAATTCTCGTTCTAAGACTTCCAAATCACGTACTGTGCCTGGCATCTCGAATTCAAACATTGGAAATATTAAATCGTGTCTACCGTCTATAGGATTTGGTTCTTGCCTATAGGACGTGGAAACACAAAAGAACCCTGGCGAAGCAAGGTCATTAAGTAATTCGTACTCGAGCCACATTTGGCCCGTTTGTGGTAAAGGCCATACCTGCCCTGAGTAGTTGTACGTTGATACTGTTGTTGGATCTTCACACGCCGCTAGTATGCTTAATCTATTTTGGGTGTGTACTTCTAGAAAGCCTTTAGCCAAAAAAAAGGACCTCAATAGGCCCGTGATGTTAGTAAACTGTCTAGGATTTATTAGTTGCGTCATTTTCTTTCCTCCTGTCAAAAAAAATTTAACCAAAAAAATTTTGCCATTAAAGGCAAAACTCTTTTCTGTATTTATGCTATTATATTATATCTTTGTAATATTGCAACCGATTACTGTTTTTTAACAGGATAGTTACCTGTGAAACAAGCATCGCAATAGCCTTTACTTTTCATGGCTTTATGCAACCCTTCAATTGAAATGTATTCTAATGAGTCAGCATCAATAAATTCTTTGATTTCTTTTACGTTACTCTCTCCGGCTATAAGTTCTTTTCTGTTTGGAGTATCAATACCATAATGGCATGATCCAGTTACAGGAGGAGATGATATACGCATATGTATTTTTTTAGCACCTGCTTTTCGTATCATTTTTATAATTTTTTTAGATGTAGTTCCTCGTACAATAGAATCATCAATGACGGTAACTATTTTATCTTTGAACAATCTCATAGCACTATGTTTTAATTTTACACCTAAGTCTCGTATTTTTTGTGTAGGTTCAATGAATGTTCTTCCTCTATAATGACTTCGTGTAAGTCCTAATTCAAATGGTATTTTAGATTGTTTAGCATATCCAAGTGCAGATACCATACCAGAATCAGGTACAGGAACAACCATATCAGATTCAACATAAGTTTCTTTTGCTAATTCTTCACCTATTCTTTTACGAACATCGTATACTAATTGATTATCAATAACAGAATCAGGTCTTGAGAAATAGATATGTTCAAATATGCAAAAATGTTTTGTAACTTTTTTATCTAAATAAAACGTTTCCTTTTTTTCCTTGTCGAATATAATTACTGTACCAGGTTCAACATCTTTAATATTTGTTGCACCAATTAAATCAAGTGAACAACTTTCAGATGCTATTGCGTATCCATCTTCGTATTGACCTATAACTAAAGGTCGAAAGCCGTGTGGGTCTCGAGCAACAACTAATTTATTATCCATTAATACTACTATACTAAATGCACCTTTGACTTTATTCAATATTGTAAGTAAGCGATCCACAGGATCAATACCTTTTGTTCGAGCAATTAAATGTGGAATAATTTCTGTATCAGTTGACGTTTGAAATATTGCACCTTCTTTGGATAGTTTATCTCTCCAATATGCAGAATCAGTAAAGTCACCATTATGAGCAATAGCAAAGCCACCAAAGTCTAAATTATAAAATAAAGGTTGAACATTATTTTGTCCAGTGCCTCCAGTGGTGCTATACCTAACGTGTCCAATTGCTATGTCACCAGGAAGATTTTTTATAACTTTGTCACTACCAAAAATATGATCGACACGTCCATACCCGCCATGAGTATGAAATTGTTTATTGTATGAAATAATTCCCGCACCTTCTTGTCCTCTATGTTGCAAGGCATGAATTCCTAAGGCCGCAATTTTAGAGGCTTCAGGAACGTTATATATTCCTACTATTCCACACATATTTTATAGTCCATAATCTTTTTGAACGCCCGACCGTTCTATATCTAATGTTAAACAATGCCAACCACCATCAAAGAAAAATCTATTTCTAAAAGGACAAAATATTGGTTCTAAATTATGCTTACGCAAAAATTTATACAAATCCGAATTGTCACTATTAACAACTATATATTTGTCATCTAGCACTAAACAATTTACATCAAACACAGTTTCTTCTACTTCTCCAGTTAATTCTCCCATATACGTTTCAACAAAGTGTGTAAATTCTGTATTATCTTCCTCTCCTGGCACCCACCATTTACCTTTGTTTATATTTTTAAGACTTAACCATTTTTCAACTGAGTTCCAATTGGGATCTTTAAAATATTCTATCTCCCATCCTGGAAATACAGATTGTAAATTATTCTCCTTGGTCCATTCTGCGGCAACAACTACTCCTGGTTTGAGCACAGTAAATATGCTATCATTGTGTCCACCTAAACTAATTTCTTTGTAATCAAACATAGGATATTCTTTTTCTAATATATCTTTAATGTCTGGTGTTTGCCAAACATCTACAAGACATTGTTTTCCTAGGCGTGTTATATTTGGAGCACAAAAACCGGGAACTCGATGCTTCATGTTTATTCTTTCTAACTCTTCAACAGTAAGTTGTGTTACATTTGTTTTATCTCCAAATCCTTTTTCTTTACCAAAACGTTTAAGCCAACTGTTAATACTTTGATTTGTTCTACGTCCTGTAATACGTCCATCTAAAACACCAAAGTTACAATTTTCATCGCCAAACCATTCACGATAATAGGATCTTAACATCTCAACTGTGAAAGCACCTTCTGTTACAAATACCTCGTTGCCCATTACAATAGTTTCATCACGTACCTGTAAAGGTGGTGCTGGCACAAGATTTGTTCTTGTTATTTCGGTTCCACCTGTCCAACCTATTCTACCTTTATCATCAATATAATCCATTATAGAATCTTTATATCCCATCTCCTTTGGCTCTGCTTGGTGTACTTTTATACCATGCGATTCCATTGTTGTTTTAAATGCTTCGAGGTCTTCTTGTGTTTCTTTAAATACTTTTTTTAATGTATATTGAATTTTTTGATTTTTAATATCGTCAAAGAAATTTGTATCAAATACACTACCTAAGATCATAGTTTTCAGGGGCGAGAACTCGTCCCAACTGTTTACTTTTGATATTCTAGGCATCTTTTGTTTCTATGTGAACTCCCTTAATCCAATAATACCATTCTTTTGCTCGTGCTTTAGCCTCCATATGTATTGGATCAATTCGCCATGCCATAACGTCTTCTTTAGTTTTCCACGTGGAAACTGTTATTTCTGTTATACCATGTTCATCTTTCATGTGCTCTTCTTCTAGACTAATAAAACCTTTTAATGTTTGAGCATGAGTATATACTTTCTCACTCATTATTCTATATTCTTCGTTATAATCTTTAACTCTAGCAATGAAAAAAACTTTATAAGCCACTGTTGTATCCTTTAAATATATTTAATGAATGCGACCGAAGAAGTAATAAAATGGGTAAAGGAATTTGTTGAAGTACCACATCCAGTATTTGCAGATTTACCACCATGCCCGTATGCCAAACAAGCAAGATTAGATGGTAAAGTAGAATTTATTGAGGTACCAGACTACGAACCTGACGGTATACTTTGGCGGTATATTGAAGCATTTGACTTTGTAAAAAAAGATGTTCTTGTATTAATTGCTCAACCAACTCGTTGGACTGTTGAAGAAACAGTAACTCTTGCTGAAGAACTAAACGATCTCTATAAAAAAAGAGATATACTAATAATGGAAGATCATCCTAAATTAGTAGAAAAAGTTAAAAATGTTGTGCTAAACCAAGGCAAGTACATTTTGTTTTTTGTACAACGAAGAACTAAAATTGCAAAGTTCGAAAAAATGTTACGTGATACTGACTACTATAAAAATTGGGATTCTACGTACGAAAAAGAAGTGACGGGATCTTGGCGACATCCTGTAAAGTAGTAACTCGAGAATCACTCCTACATAATTTTTGATATAACTTCTTAGATCTAGACCACGTACTTCCTGTCCACCATTCGAAACCACTCCAATGGGATTTATATATTGATGATTTTTCATAACCTGAACCCATATAATAATATTGAGCATCGTGATCTTTCGCCCATTTTATTTCCATATCTAATGTGATTTGAGATATTGGAAGTTTATTACAATGAATTACTGATTCATAGCCTGCCCACATCGCCTCATCAAAGTCACCGTCGTCGTCTGCAAATGCATCTTCCTGGTACATATATTTTTTGATTTTAGTAAATCCAACAATATTAGTCATGGTTTTTGTATAAAACAATATAAAAGCATCTCTTCTAGACATATGTGTAAATGGATTATACTCTTGTTTAAATCCTTTTCTTTTCATATAGTCTTTATAAATTTTAGGTAAACCTAATAACTTTACCATTTCGTTTGCTTCAATTTCTTTTAAACGTAAGTCTTCATCTTCTACTTTCCACTCCTTAAATCGTGGCTCCCACCCTTCTAAATTTATACGAGTAGAACGAGATTGGTAAAATAATTCTTCCCCGTTCATCGGTTCATCTAAAGCCAACCAACCAGTTTCTAATGCTTCATTTTCTTCGTCGTGTGGTACCTCCGCAAGTGGTTTACAAAACACTAAATCTGTGTCTTGTTGCTTTCCTAGTGTGTGATCAAATATAAGTTTCATGTCATTTAACGCCTGTTAAATATGTATTTAAGATATGAAAATGCAAACTAAAAAACAAACTAAGAAAGATTTTTGGTGTTTTTATCCTTTTGATGGACTAACTGTGGACCCAACAGGAAAAGCACAACCTTGTCCTTGCTGGAATACACACCCAGGACATACTATTGCTGATATGAAAACTTCTACCCAGACTGCTCCGCAACTTTTTGACAGTAAACATCTAGCCTCAATAAGAGAAAAAATGAGCAAGGGAGAAAGAAACGAGTCTTGCGAAGTATGTTATAAAAAAGAAGAAAGCGGAATAAGAAGTCAACGCCAGAGAAAAATTGAAAGATATTTTATTAATACTCCAGCACCAATTAAACGTCAACAATTAACTGATGAATTTTGCCAAAAGTATAAACCAAAACTAAAAGCAATTGAATTAAACTTTAGTAATACCTGCAATCTGGCCTGTGCTATGTGTAATCGTACTCACAGTTCAGGATGGATGCAACAAGAGAAACTAATGCCACAAACATTAAAAGATAGAATATCTCCTATATATGGTAGACCGTGGGGTACACCGCACGAGCCTTTTCAATCTTATATTTTAAATCAACGTTTTATTGATTCAATTATTGACAATATACAAACCTACGAATCTATAATGATTAAAGGTGGTGAACCTTTATATGACAAACGTTGTATTGCTTTTTTAGATCGTATTAGTAAATTAAATCCAGACGTGAAATTAATAATTGTTACCAATGCAACAACCATTAGTCTCAAAATGAGAAGTATATTAAGCAAGTTCTCAAACTTAGAACTTAACCTTAGTATAGACGGAATAGGACCAATATACGAATGGATAAGAGGATTTAGTTGGAAACGTGTAAATGAAAATATTATACAACTAATGAAAATGCCAAGTATAAAAATGTTAGACATTAATGTAACAGTAAGCCTTTATAACATAATGCATCTAAATGATATTGTTTCTTATTTTTCTAGATTTGAATCTAAAGCAACAAAGTATCTTATGTCATTTAATGTAGTAATGGAACCATGGATGAATGCTTATATGACTTTGCCTACATTTAAAAAAAAGTGGACAACTAGTGTATACGCAGAAGTAGGGAAATGGTTTGTACCAGAAAATTATCTAGATGGTTATCAGGAATTGGTTCATTTTGATAGTTTTTCAAATCATGAAATTCCTGTTTCTGATTATAATCAGGAAAATACACTAGGCATCAACAAACCAGATTTTGATAATATTAAAGATAGTTTATATGAAGGGGACACCCATGTTCATCATAAATCTGAGCCATCTCAAAGCATGATTAAACTTGCTTGTGATTATATTAATTGGCTTAACGGAATACGTAAAAAAAGATTACAAGATCATGCACCACATATTAAACTAATGATGGAACAAAATGGATACAAATAAATTAAATTCTTTAATCGATAGAAATGCTAAACGCAAACGTCCAATGAAGGACAAAGAAATTATTCAATTTCTAAGTATGATTAATTATAGTGACCAATGGCGTAATAATTTAATTGACGACTTCAAAAAAATATTCGATCAATGGATACACAATCATGAATTAATTTCATTTACTGGTCTTGATACATTTCCAGATAGAAAAGTTATATTTGGTGTAACACAAAGCATTAATGACATTTACATAACAAATCCAAACTGTGTTGTTATATTCGAAGGCGACTTTTTTTATCATGAAACAATATATCCAAATATAAAAAAACGTACAATAGATACATTAATTAATGGAGATGTATTATTAATGTCTGCTCCTTTTTGTTGTCACACTTATAGCATACATCCTGAAATGTCTCAAATTTTAGAAAAATGTTTGCAAGAAAATATTCCTGTTCACTTGGATGCCGCATGGTATCCTTGCAGTAAAGGAATTAATTTCAACGTTGATCACCCAGCAATACAAACAATAAGTTTTAGTTTAAGCAAAGCATTTGGTATAAGTGAACAACGATGTGGTATACGATATGCAAGACAACCAATTAATGGACCTGTTGAATTTATGAACAACAATGATTTTTTTGCAATAACAAATATAATTTCTGGTATCGAACTAATGAATAAATTTGGTACTGATTTCTTTTGGAAGAAATATGGAAAACTTTATGATACAATAATAAAAGTATGTCCTAATCTAAAACCTTCACCTGCAATACACGTTGCCTTTGCAACAGACGATAATGGTAAAATTATTCGGGCAGTGCCTACTCGCGATGCTCTTTTTTATCTTGCAAAAATTTATTTTTCGTAATCTGCTTTTGGTGTTATTACTATCGCAGAAGTTTTATGTATTTTTTTCCATTTTTCAATTCTTGCAACTTGCTTACGAACTTTTCTTGGCAACTGATATGATGTTGTTCCTATACGTTTTGCCCACAAAATAAGTTCTTCGTGAGTTAATGTTTTATCAACATCATCATAAAATTGTAATTTTTCTTTAAATGTGTAACCTGCTTTATGTAATGCTGTTAAAATAAAATCATTTGCTCTTATCTCTTTAACTTCAAACGACCAAAGGTTTCCTTGCTCATTAAGAACTTCTGACTTCCTCCAAGCATCTTTTACTATTTCATCCCATTGTTTACCACCAACTTCATTATAATGAATCTGGTCCCAAACTAAAGCATCTTGTTCAAGTATTTCTATTTTAAACTTTGCGGGGTTCATTAGATACTCGGCTCCTTTTTGCACACAGAACGCATTATTTTGATATGCATTAATTACTTTATTTCCTACATATTTCTTTTCAAATTTTAGCAAGTCTGCGAAATGTTCATCTGTCTCCCATGGAAAATTAAAAATAAAATTACAACAATTATAAATCTCGTGCTCGTGGGCAAGTTCTAAATTTTTTATGATTTTATCTTTTGTTATCATCTTTCTAATTAATGCTAACGTCTCGTCTACAATAGTTTCTGTACCATACCACAACTTAATACACCCTGCTTCTTTCATTGCACTATATATTTCTGCAGTGGCAAGTCGTAAATTTGCAGAATCGTTCCAAGTAATTTTTAAATTTCTTTTAACAATCTCATTACAAAAATCAAGTAACCATGTTTTTTTCCAATTAATTTGATCATTAAAAAATCTAAAATGCTTGGCTCCATGATTTCCCATTTCTTCCAAATGATCAACTGTTTGTTTTGGTGTAAGTACAGAAAATCCATCTACTGTTGCCATTGAACAAAACGAACATTTAAATCGACAGCCTTCACTAAACTTATATGGATATAGTTGAAAAGGCTCAACTGTTTCTAATTTAGTATACTTTGCTAACATTTTAGAATTTATAAATTCTTTTGGATCTGCTAATACATCATCATTATTTTCAAAAGTTACTTTTGGGTAATTCATATGCTGAAATTGATATTCGTGTTGTACTTGTATTTCGTTTGTATTTTTAAAAGAATACTTCTGAAGCGGTTTTTCAGATTTAATAAACTTTTCCATTCCGGACTCTGCATATCCTCGAACAAAACTTGTTGGCTGATGTTTTACATTAATTGTATTATAAATTTTTATTAAATGTTTTGCATCTGACTTATCTAAGACAGTATTACCACCAATGTATATATTTCCATTAAAATTTTGTTTAATGTACGATGTTAGTAATAACGAAAAATGTAATGTAAGTCTTAACATCCAGAGTTGTTGTCCTCTACGAGTAACAGATAATCCAATCCAATCATATTTGTTAAAATCAATTCCGTTCAACAAATACTTTGTTAAAAATGGTAATATGGAATAATTACTATCATGCTCCAACTCAACCATATCATCATATAAATCTCCAAATCCTATTGACTGTATATTAATGTATCTTTCTTTATTTTCAAAAGCAACTGAACCGTTGACTGCTACTTGACCTTCTAAATACTCGTTTAACAATTCAATATCTAATAATGTTTTTAAGTCATTATCTGACATACTAAAATCAGAAACTTCTCTTCTATAGGTGTTCAATTTTGCATTTAAGTCATACTGATCAACTATATTTCCTGTTGCTTCAAGACCGCCAGAAAATGTTATACCTCCGGCATTAATATCATTATAAAACCTTCTACCAACTAAACTTATATTTGGAACGTGAAGCAATAATACGTTTTGATGCTTGTTCATTTCAATTATATTTACAATAATAAAATGTTTAAATACGATATAATGACCGACCAAGAAATGACGACTACTCGTATCCAATGGCTATTTGGTAATGTCTGCAACTACGACTGCTCGTATTGTCCAACAATTCTGCATTCTAGTAAAGTTAAATTTGGAGAGGCAGAAATTCTTGCCAATGCTATTCAATACACTGTTTCTTCTTTACGAATGTTAGACCGTGCTCCTGCTTTTGAATTTGTTGGCGGAGAACCTACATTAAATCCGGGCCTACTTGCTATGTGTCAACGTATGGGTAATCGACAATTAAAAAACAGATTAGTTACAAATGGATCAGCATCAATGGAATGGTGGAAACAACATTATCATTATTTTTCTTTAGTTGAAATAAGTTATCATACAGAGTGGGCGAACCAACAACATATTGAAAACGTTGTAGACTTTTTAATGTCTCAAAAAGATTATAATAATGATAGAAAAGTAAAAACTAGAATAATGATGCACTGCACACATGATGATGAGCAATGGAATACTGCTATACACACATATGAAATATTTAAAGCCAAAGGATATCCAATTGAATTAAAATTATTATATTCTAATTTTACTAAAGGGTTTCAATTCTTACCATACAAAACATATCAATTAAAATATTACTTTGAAGAACGAGGAGAAAATTGGGATCCAGAACAAACTATGTATTTTGGAAATTTAGAATATGATGGGCAAAGCAGAGCAAGACATGACTTAACTAGAGAAACATTAGATAAAAAATCTGGTAAAATAGCAAAGAATTGGAACTTCGAAGGTTATAAATGTAACGCAGGAGTAGACCAATTTATTGTAGATAATAAAGGATGGGTATGGCGTGGTTGGTGCCGACAAGGTGGCCGGATTGGTAATGTACTTAAACAAAATGTAACATGGCAACAAGAGGCGTGGACGTGTTCAAAGAGTGTATGCAGAAACGGTTTTGATCAATTAGCCACAAAATTTAAAGATAAGTAGCATATAGATATGTTAGGAAAATTATGGGAATACACCACACTTATAAGTCTCAACGTGGAGAGCGATCGTTTCGCAAACAACAAAAGCAGGAAGACCTGCGAAAAAAATCCGATGCCCGGAAATTCCGTAAAAAATTAGAGCAAGAAAGAAACAACGTAGTTGTTCCAATTCATAAAATAATAACTTTAGATTTACTAACTAATCCTAATAAAAAATAATTAAGGGGTTGTAAAATTTTGAATCATTTTTCTTTGCAATTGATGTGAAATAAAAAGTTCAATAAAATTCATTTTACCCGACAATACTTTACCATATTTTATTTTTGCTAGTATAAGATATCTTGGATCCCCATATAACTCCATTGTGGCTCTAGATTTCATATGGCGTATAGCAAGAGCATTATTATCGGATAGATATTTTACAAATGGAGATTCGTCTACTATAAGACTTCTTGCAAAGTCAATTGGTACATTTTCATTATACCCTTTTAATTGTAAAGTAAAAAACCGCTTCATGTATAGTAGTTATTATTAAATGGTAGACCAGGGGGGAGGATCACTTAAATATTGATATGACAATATCTACAAACAAGACCACGTGTGCCGCTTTTTACAAGCATACCAACATACGTTTTGATGGAAAAGTTCATGCTTGTTGTAGATCTGATATAGCAATTAAACAATTTGATGGGGATCTAAATGGCTTACTACACAGTAAAGAGTATAATGAAATAAGAGAAAAAACTAATCGTGGGGAGAAAATTGCTACGTGTTCAAAATGTTATTCAGAAGAAGAACACGGCAAAAAAAGTTTGCGTATGCGGTTTAATTCTATGTATCCAGACGCAAAAGTAGAACTTCAAGACATAGAAATTTATCCAAATAACATATGCAACTTAACTTGTGAAATGTGTTTAGGAGAGTTTAGTAGTGCCAAATGGACAAAAAGTAATCCTGATAAGCCTTCTAAAGAAGGAATTAAAATACTGCCAAAGTTACCTACCTTACCTAGTACTATTAGAAAAATAAAATTCATGGGCGGTGAGCCTTTCATGACGAGCAGTCATAGAAAAATTTTGCAAACAATAGATAATGACTCACTAAAAAATCTTGAACTAGAATATACAACTAATGGTCATTTTTTATTAACAGAAGAAGATCATAAAATATTTAAACAATGTCGTAATGTAGAAATTTCAGTTAGTATTGATGCATTTGGAGATCTTAATTCTATTGTGCGTGAAGGTGCTGACTGGAATAAGATTGATAACTTTGTTGACGATATTATTCAGAATACAAATTACGATATTTTTATATACACTACTTTACATAACAAAGGCTGGAGTAACATAGACAAACTTGGTGATTGGTACTGGCAAAAAAAATTAAACATTAAGAATAAAAATAGATTAGGTTGGGATATAATACCATTAGTTCACCCGGATAAACTATCTATAAGACATCTACCAGACAGTGATAAACAAAAATTAAATAAATGGATAAATGTGTGGGGCAAAGAAATAGCAAACATAGACAATGGTTCTTATATAATATCCTTACTCAAACGCCGATATTCAATATCTCCAGTATCGTTTTAGAAACAAGAATTAAACTTTATTGATTATATATTGATCAAGCCACTTCTCAAATTCTACTTCAGGCATTGGGTGGCTCATAAATTCTTGTTTGCAAACGCAATAGGATGGACTAATATACTCTTCAAGTTTACCATCATGCCATTTATGCCCTAGCATATAACGTTTTACTCCAGGAGCAATTTCGCCATGAAACAAGAAATAGTCTTTACCTAATGACTCAACTTTATTAAGAATTGTTAAGCCATCAGGCAAATGTGTATTCACTACTGAACAGTAGATGCTTCTGTGCAAGTGCTTAATTGAGTTTGTAAACTTTCAACTAACCCTGTTAAAGTGCCTACTTCTACTTCTAAAGCACCTTTATCAGAATCAACTGCATTCAGTCTAGTATTAACTTCAATTGCATCTGCTTCCCAACCTACAATTGCGGTTTCTAATCCTGCTATTGCATCATTGCGAAGTGCTATTTCGTTCGACAAAGATTCCGTTAGAGTTTCTGATGCTAAAATTTCTGCATTAGCATTATCTAAACTTGCTTCTAGGTCGTTAACTGTTCCTGACTTATTCATTACAATAATCAACAAAGCAACAACAAGGACAAAATAAAGCCATGGTGCCGGTTTTGCGATTAAATTTTTGATTGTTTCCATAATGTTGTAATTGTATTATAAAAGTTAAAACTTGTCAAGACCAATACTGTATTACCGAATTCACCAAATTCACCAAATTGACCAAAGTTAATCAAGTTTCCTACCTGACCTTATATGGTGCCGGAGGAGGGAATCGAACCCCCAACCTATTGATTACAAATCAATTGCTCTACCGTTGAGCCACTCCGGCTTTTATTATATTACACTATAACTCCTGTAATAATCAACCGTTTAAAGCGTCTTAGAGCGACGTACACGCATGGTAACGACTTATCAGGTATCTTTGTACATAGGAAATATTACCATGCAACCCTTACATATCTGGGTTGCAAAAAACACATAAGTACACTTACCATGAGAGATAAAATACATTTAATTAAGCATTCAAAAAAACTTGCTGAAAGTAGAAAAGAAAAAGCATTATTTAGAACTCAACGTCAACCCGTTGACGCAGGTGCCCATGGCACACTTAATTACACAATCAAAAAAGGTGTGAATAAAAACAAAATTGCCAACGACAAGATTCTTAAAAACAAATAAAAGATTCAGTTAATTACTATTTCCAATACTGTAAATACTTTATATGACAGAAGAAGTTTCAAACAAAGTAAAGAAAATAATAACCGACCACTTGGGTATTGACACATCAAAGTTAACTGAAGATGCTAATTTTGTTAACGACTTGGGTGCTGATAGTTTAGATACATTAGAATTGGTAATGGCATTTGAAGAAGAATTTAATTTTGAGATACCCGACTCTAAGGCTGAGAAAATTACTACTGTTGGTGATGCTATAAAATTTATTACGGCCGAGGTAAACAAATAATGGAGGTGGCTAGGATGGATTATAGATTTACAATAGTATTAATAATTCTTTTAGTATTACTTGCTTTATATGGTGGACCAAATTTTTAAACTATATGTTATTCGTATGATTTCTTTTCTCGGTATGCTTCTTCGTGCCTGCCTAGTATATCAAGTATTTCCCAAGTGCCGTCTTCTTTAACTCTAACTTTAGCATTTACTTTATCACAAGTCATGGTAAACACAGTACTACCAGGATACATTCTATTTCTTTTCTCTGGATCTCTATAATCTCTTTCTGCTACTCTTTTATTTTTTAAACAATCCATTAAGTCTTCTGATGCTCGGTGATCAACTAATACTCTTGTTCCGTCTTCTGAGATAGCAAAAATACAAACTGCAAACACTACGCCGTCGGTTGGTTCCGATATAGAGTGTTTATGTTCTTCTTTCATGTATTTTAAATTTTCTTCACCGGCCATCATCTCTTCACAAGTTGAGCCAGCATAAGCAACAGTAAAAAATAAACTAAACAATATTGTTAAAAATAATTTCATATTATACTCCTGAGTGTACCTTTGTTATTCTCATACCGTATTTAGTTTGAGAGTCTTCCTCTAGATCTACTACAAGTATTTTACAAACAAATTGAACTCTACCTTCTTTATCATTACTTGAATCCATTTCTCTTTGTGCTATTCTTTTAGATTTCATACAAGCAGATAAGTTTGGTTTGAAAACGTGTTCTATCATTTTTCCGTTAAGAATTAATAATAAACCAATAACACCTTCTTTGTTTAAATGTTTTTTACCTGGCTTATAATCTAACGCCATTGTTTGAGTTGAAAGGAATAGTATAGCCAAAATTATTAGTAAACACTTTTTCATTATAGTAGTATTTATTGTATTTTGGTAATTAATTGCCGTTTGAATTTTTTAGAGTTCTTTGACCATCTTTTAGTTTCTCAACGTCTACTCGTATGGCTTTAACATCTTCTTGTAGTCTTGTGATATTAACACCATTATTCATCATGTCTTCCATACGGTTTTGAATTTTTTCTAACTGGCCTGCTATGTGTTCAATAAGCATGAATTGTTCTGCGTCTGCCGGAGGGGAACCTAATTCACCACGTGGCCATTTAATACGAAACTCATTGTTCTTTTCAATGTCGCCACTGAGTCTTTCTTCTACTTGGGTTAAATCTTTCTCTGCTAGTTGTGTTACAGTTTCTAATTTGTTTAATCTTTCAATGACACCAAAGTATGCCCAAACACCAACGGCAACTGCCGCCAAAATGGAAATCAAGTTTCTCATTGGCATTGATATTGCTGTGCTGTCGCTAATTTTCATTATTTTTAAACTTCTAATCTATCTTCTGTAAAATCTAAACCTTCTAACTCTTTAGGTTTACCTAATGGATACGATGGCTCTAGTCTAAACTCTTCACCTGTTTTATCATTCTTGCAACCAGCAACTAACCAATCCCATTTAAACTGACCGTCTACAACAAATTCCCACATAACATCATAAGTTCCGTTGTCCCTTGTCTGCAACGTAAGTTCTTTTTTGCAGGCTTCCATTGTATCATATGTTTGTTGCATTTGAAACGTTTGTTGTGTTGCTATTGGATCTTGTGTTATAAGATAAGCAAGAATTAATATTTTGAACATATAAAGTACTTATATAACTTATAAAGGTAATATTACCAATTGGTTTTAACCAATATTAAATTAGTCCTTACTCAATATCAATAAGTAATTTTTGTCAGGTATAGAATATAAATTATGGTAAAATTTTATACCGGGCAATTATGAACTTTAAAAAATTTAAATTAGACGATATTAATCCAGTTGGGGTTGTTTATTTTATTCTTGTACTTGCTCTTTTAATTATAGTTACAAACCAAGGTAAAATGAATAAAGCATTACAAGGTGATATTCTCGAAGTACAACAACAATTTACTTCATCAACTCAAAAATACCAAGAAGATCTATTAACAGCAAAAGCACAATTACAAAATGCACAAGAAGAATTGTCTTGGCAAATTACTGGATTGGAAAAGAAATTAATAGAAAAAGCCAATAATTATTCAATCATTGTCAAACAAAAAAATTATCAAATAAATCGTACTTCGCTTATAATTTCAGATCTAGAAAGTAAAATAGAGGGTTATGAGAGTCAATTAAAAATTGCACAAACTCAACTAGAAATAGTTCAATCAAATTTAGCAACAACTACAGAAGCATTAACCGATACATTAGAAAATCCAGTTTGTCCAACGACAACCTGTCCTGATACTCAATAAAATTTATTAGATTTATGATTGGTGTACGCTGATAAATTTATCACCAATTCCAAAAGTTTCCCATTGTAATTGATTTAAAGAATTATCCAACTCTGTGTTGTTTATACGATGACGATGATCAAACGTGTTTATATTAAAGTCTTTCCAATTAATATCTTTATTAGGAAAATGTTTTTTAAGACTCTTTTCGGTATACTTGTTTTCTAAAGATGAGTACAGTAATTCGGTTACTGTTTTGCCAGTTGCTTGATGAGATGCCATGTTAACCATAGCACTTGCCAATTGGTGTTCATACTTGCCAGTGGCCATACCTACTGCTCCATTAATTGACAGACTTCCTTGTAATGAACTTACTAATGGTAGTCCTGCACAATTATTTAAAAGAAAAAGTAATGCTATTGTACCCAATATCCTCTTCATATGATATATTTAAAATACCTTTATTACTACTTATCTGATGCTATTTCGGAACAATCTTCTTTAGTTGCTTTAAGACCATCTTCACCGTCGTATATCCAAAGGTGAGACCAAACGACCTGGTCGCCTTTAACCAAGCATTTCTTGCCAAAACTTAATTTTGGATTGTCTATCGGTGCACAACTAATTAAAAAAATTAGACCTAAAAATGTTAAAATTATTTTCATATGTCTATTTATCATTATATGTGTATATTATAACACAACATAACAAGTTGTCAATGGGTATAAAATACGCATAAATAGTGGCGTAATGGAATACTTTGAACTACCGCAACTTGAGGTTGACAGAGAGGCAAATATTAATGCTATCAATCAACTACAAGAATATTTTCAACCGGTGTCACTTGAAAGTGACGGACATCAGGTTGTATATGAAGGCGTGGATGAAGATGCCAATCCTGATAATTGGTTATATTATCAAGACCGAGACCACGGGGCAGACTTTGATTCACACCCTTTAATCGAAGATATTGTTGATAAGGTATGTAAGATTTTAAATTTACCCAAAGACAAAATTGTTCGAAGACAATATACACAAATGAAACCGGGATGGTCACTTAATATTCATAGAGATGTTGCACGACAAGTAGCACTACTTGTTGAATTTATTGATGCAAAAGGTTCTATTACATGGTATGACAACAATAAAAAGCCAACTAAAACATTAATATATGGTAAACCTGTTGTCGTTAATACAAAACAACTGCATAGTGCTAAGGCAGACAAAGTCAAAAGATATGGGTTTCAAATTGATTTTGACTACAATATGAGCATTGATGACGTTTATAATTCATATAAAACTTCACCAATGTTTTTAAACCAGGAGGAATAAAAATGAACCCTATAAATTGGATTCAAAAACGAGGAAACGAAAGAACATCATGGGACGGTGCCACTTTAGTGGTAATTTGTCTTATTGCTTTATTCTTTACTCCAGTACTTAAATGGGCGGCTTGGGCCGGTTTAATTTATGGTGCGTGGACTATTTGGAAAAGCGAATAAAGGAGGAAACATATGTGGAAACCAAATCTTAAAGGATTAACTGACAAAGTTAAATCAGCAGGATCTAAAGTTGCGAATGCTGGTAAAGGCTTAGGAAGTAAAGCAAAAAATCTTGGTAAAGGTTCTGTTGCTAAAGCAAAAAGTCTTAATCCATTTAAAAAAAATAAGGAGTAGTTTATGTGGAAGTGGCTTGAAACAGCAGTTGAAAAGGTAGTCGGCACATACGAGAAACCTTTAGTTTTAACTAAAGAATATAAAAGACCTAAACGTGCAAGAACCAAACGTGGCAGATATAAAGGAGACAATAAGTCTACTAAAGATGTTAACGAAGCATGGGTAGGTGGTAAAAAGCCTAGGAAGAAAAGAAAAAAGAAAAATATGTATGATGAACCATGGGCAGGTAACATTTAAATTATTTTTTATCTACATTATTCTTTTATTAGCACTTCTTTCCGGATGTGCATCACCGCCACCTATTGACAAAAGTTTTGTAATGCCCGATAATAAAACTTTTATAATGCCTGAAGTTAAAACTTATCCAGAGGAGTCTAGAGTATTAATTGCTGTACCAGTAATTCCTGTTGAGATTGATTCCATCGAATAATCTACGTTGCGAACTATTGTAAGAACAATTGTTCCACCAATCTTGCCCTTCAATATCCATTTTACATAATTCACAATTACCAATAACCCACGTAGGATCAAACCATAACGGCGTTCCTTGCCCTGGTGTTAAACATTTTGTATGATACCACACCATCTTACGTGTCATAATGTAAATTAGTTTACGTTTTTCTAAAGTATACATAAAAATATTTAGAACAATATTGAACGTAATAATAATAGTAGTTTATAAAAGTTTACAAGATTTACAAATTGTAAATAATTTACAACTTTTTTTGTAAATTTCTTTACATCGTTTACAACGTACGACTTGACTTTTGAGTGGTTTTATTATAAATTTACAATAAATAGAATTAGTAAAGATTTTTATGACAGACGAAAAAGAAAAAGAAATTAATAATTTTGCCGGAAGTAATTGCGTAATCCGTGATGACGACCATGGCTGGGGTGGACCCGACCCGTACGAAATTGAACCTGTGGAAAAGAAAAAAAAAGAAAAAACTCCTATCGACGAGCCTGTTAATTGGCCTTTTAATCGATTTAGATAATCTATTCTAATAATTCGTGAATACCGTAATATAAGAAGTAAACTGCTAATGCAGTGAATATCCAACGACTAGTTCTAAATATTTTAGCAATTGGAATTTTTTTGATTTGTTTTGATGCTACCATACCAACTATAAGCAAGGCACCCAATCCAAACACAGCACCCATGCTAATACTCATTACAGATGTACCTGCGTACATTAATGCTGTAAGGAATGCTACAATCTCTGCACCTTCTCTAAACACTGTAAGGAATACAATTAATGCTAATGCTAGTATTGGTCCGTTACTTTTTAAATTATCTTGAATAGTTTTTGTGTGTTGTACTACTCCATGACAAAACCATGCTGTCCAAAACAATAATCCAGAGGCGGCAAGTGCCGTCCATCCTTCTACTGCTTCAAAATCATTTGCAATAAACTGTTGAGCAAAGTATCCTAATATTATTGCACAAACAAGTGCTAATGCTGTTGATCCTAGTATTGTTATTTTTTGTCTATAATTGGTTACCATCAGCCAAGCCATCTGTACTATTAGATATGCTTCTAGGCCTTCTCTAAACCAAATAAATGTCGGTGCTAATGTTCCTGTCATAATGTTAGTATATTGCGAATAGTACGCATTCGCAAGTAAATTATTTATTTAATTTTTACTATGTGGGGGTAATTTCTTTTCTACCCACCAAATATGTTTACGTGTGATGGGATCATACTTACGCATTTTTAATTTTTGATTTTTCTTTTCACCTTTACCAGGTTTAAATGCATAATAATAATATCCATGATCTTTCATTTTAGAATCTTCAGGAACCATTCTTACTTTAGTATAAGGACGTTTAGTTTTTGGTTTGTCTGCTGGCATTAAAATTGTTCCTTAAACCGTCTATAAATTATAGTTTGTTATCTTCTTCTCTGCTGAAAACAATCTTGTCTGCTAACCCATACTTAATTGATTCTTCTGCAGTCATATAGTTGTCACGTTCCATATCTTCTTCTAATTTTTTATATGTTTGGCCAGTGTGCTTTTCGTAAATTTTTGTAAGTTCTTTTTTCCATCTTAAGAGTTCGTTTGCTTGAATTTGTACATCTGTTGCTTGTCCTTTTGCTCCACCTAAGGGTTGGTGTATCATATGTCGTGCATGGGGTAGGATAAGTCTTTTTCCTTTAGTACCGGACGACGATAATAGTGATCCCATGGAACAGGCTTGTCCTATAACAATAGTTTGTATATCTGATTTAACATACTGCATAGTATCATATATCGCCATTCCGGCTGTAACAGATCCACCGGGGGAATTTATATAAATCACAATATCTTTTGCGGGTGATTGCGATTCTAAAAATAGCAACTGGGCACATAAAATAGATGACGTGTGTTCTTCAATTGGTCCGTCGAGTACTATTATTCTGTCTTTTAACAAGCGAGAAAATATATCGTATGATCTTTCTCCTTTGCTTGTTTGCTCAATTACTATTGGAACTAGTGAACCCATAATTTAATATTACTTTAAAACTAATAAATTGTCAACCACTACCAGGATGTTTAACCTGGCGTCACCAAGACGACGCCAGGTGGGTCTTTGGCCCTATGGTACGGTCTAAGGGGGTTGAACCCTTACGTTCTCGCGAACGGATGAATTTCCAATGTAATAACACTAACTTCGTGCCAGCAACCCATCGCGTCTATGCTATCTAAGTCTCCCTAGTTCCGCCAAGACCGCAATTCTTATTATAATATTAATTTATTTTTATGTCAAGTAAAGTTATTATTAAACTACCGGAGTTCCTTGTAACCATAACATATATAGAAACAAAAAGAATCCTATCATCAGTAATCCTGATATTATGTAAAACTTCATGCTAATACTTATTCGGTATCACCGAACGGCAAAACATCTGCTTTTACAGGTTCGGCTTTTCCAAGTACTACATCAATTAAAAAATATTCGCCATTCCTATAAACTTTCATGGTTATTGTATCGCCCGGGTATCTTTTCCATAACGTTTCAATTACATTAGGCATTACTTGAATGTCGTGCCCATCCATTGAAATTATTATATCGCCTGCTTGTACCCCAAAAAGAAATGCTGGGGAATCTGGCATAACTTCTTTAACTTCTAAATAGTGCTTTACATTTGTAGATAAAAGTTTTTTGTATTTCTCTTTGTCATCAACAATACCCATCACAATACCAATTGATGGTTTAACGTGTGTACCTGTTGCCAAAATTTGATTTACGGCTCGCTCTACTAATAGAGTTGGTATTACATAACCATACCCAACATAATACTTGTCTGGTGAGATTAATAAAGTGTTGACTCCTAATACTTCACCGGATTCATTAAGTAATGGTCCTCCAGAGTTTCCTGAATTTATAACTGCATCTGTTTGAATATAATGAACAAAACTAGTATTTGGGTTTCTTCTATAATCATAACTCAAGATGCCTTTTGTTAATGACCAAACTTGATTTAATCCATGGCCTAGTGCATAAACAGTATCTCCAACTTTTGGTGCTACTTTAGAAAATTTAAGAACATCATGAACAACCGTTTCTCCGATTTCTAATACTGCAATATCAATTTCTGCATCATATCCTACTAACTTAACATCTGTTATTTCAAACGGATGATTATATGCGTATATTTTAATTTTATCAAAGTTTTTAATAATATGATAATTTGTTACTACATGAATTTCATTAATAAAGAACCCTGTTCCCATAACAAACTTGGGCAAAATTGATTTTGGTGATTGAAAAGGTGGTGGTTGTTTAGGCTCACCATTTTCAAAAATATCCGGTACTGGCTCCGTTATTGGCGCTTTTGTTAAAACTGTTTCACTAGTAACCAAAACAACACTATTAAATGTTCTTTCCCATTTTGAGTCTAGATGTCCTGCGAAAGATACCGTAGAAAACAATAAAATTAGTATGAATGGAATAAATCTTTTCATACTAATATTTATTTTTTTACTATTTTAATATAAATTGCCTCAACAAATAATTTTATTTTCGACTATAAAGTGCTGTAATAAGTTTGCCCATTCGTGATGTCCTTCTTTATTAGGGTGTGCGTCGTTAACTCGCAAAGTCCATCCGTGGAAAGCACAAAACTCAAAATGTGATTGCACATACTCTTTGTTAGGAATTGTCACTTTATCTGGCTTTTGTTTCATCTCATTGTATATTTTTATGTTTTCTTTTACATGATCTGACGTTTCGAAGTTCATAAAGTGTTTACGATCTATTTGGTCCTTTAATACTTTTAAATCACCATCTTCCGGCAAGTCGTTTGTTAATGCCCAATACATTACATAAGGGATCTTATGGTACTTAAAAAAATATTGTAACGTAAGAATGTTAGTGTAAAGTCTTACTGCTGATGCAAGATTAATGTCTATGTCAGGGTCACGTGCAATACGATCATTTTCCCACAGCCTCCAAGTACCCCATTGGTGAGAAAACTTTGCAATTTCTCCTTTTATACCTTTTGTGGTTGTATCTGTTGGTCCGTGTATAAAATCCCAACGATGCCCAGATGTCCATCCTATTGAAACAAATGTGTCTGCAAATCGTTCTGGGTTCTTGTAGAACCAATGCATGGTAGTGGTTACCATCCTATCGTTGCCTCTACCACCTTTGGCCAATTGAATAGTAGGTTCTAATCCTAACAGTTCACTTAATCGTTGATGACAATTTAAGAAGGCTTTTTTCGTACTGAAACTACATCCATTGCTTAGATGATATTTTGGCTTCATGCCAATATTTATTTTAAGTAATCTGGTGCTATAGAAAGTTCACACACACCTTTAATTCTTACAGATGGCGTCTCGTTGAACCGTCTTTCGTATTGTTTACAAATGTTTTCTGAATCGAAAAACATTCTATACCACCCGTCGTATCCTAATGACTCGGCATCCTTCCATATTCCCGGTGCTACAAAAAAATATACAATTAATGCCCATTTCATATTAGTCTTTTATTTCCTCACATCTAATTTTAATTCGAGCCAGCACGTGCTCAAATTGTAGATTATCTTCTTCAAAGATTTTTTGTGCTTCTATACAAGATTGCTGATCTGGATAATAACGTCTATCCGTTTCTCCCCAACCGCCCCACGGTCCAAAATAAAAAAAATACATCACTAGTGCCCATTTCATAATATGTGTATTTAGACTTCGTTAATGCGTACAAGTATGTACACATTTCTTACGCATATTTTTCGTGCCATGGTGTTTTGTCAATTAAATATCAGTATGAAACTATCCGGCGATTGGAATACTGATGGAAAAACAACTGTAAACAAATCAAACTATACAGTTGTTGACAACGAAACTCTAAAAACAATGGTGTTATCTGGTATGACTATAAAGCCTAACTGTGATTCTTATAGACATAAACACTCCGGTCATGAAGAAATATATATGTTTGTAAGGGGAACAGGCATAATGCAACTAGACGAGAACCCAAAAGTTAATGTTAAACCAGGCGATATAGTTTTAGTACCGGACGGAACCACACACGAAGTTTGGAATGACGGAAAAGAAGAATTATATTTTTTAATGATATATGGAAGTTAAAACAAAATTCGGAACACTTGAAGCAACCATTCCTGAAGGTACTAAAGGTATCTACATCTCAGTTAGTGGCGGAATGGATTCGGCAACACTAATGTATATGTTATGTTGTCAGATACGAGAAAAGGATTTGAACATTCCTGTATATTGTGGTCACTGTGCTTATCCATATGACCCATGTGCATTGTATCGTGGAAGTTTAGTTGTTAAACATATGAGGAGAGAATTTCCTGATATTAACATTTACCAACGATTTCGAGTTAGCCATGAACACATCGGAACAACAAAAGGCTCATTGCTCGAAGGACTATACAAAGAGATTAGAGAAGAAAACAACTGGTCAGCACATGAATTTAAATGTTGGTGGGGACTAACTGCTAATCCAGACGATACATTTACTTTTGTTGAACCAGACAGTTGGTACGTTCGCCAAGACGATAATCGATCTCCGGGACAGATAGCCAAAACTAAAAAACCTTTGTATGGTGTTGGTGTTTGCCACCCGTTTAAAGATATTAATAAAAAAGTTTTAGTTGATGCACAATGGATGCTAGGACTGTTTCCATGTTTTAATACAATTACAAATAGTTGTACGTCAGTTACAGAATATGAATGCCGTAAATGTTGGTGGTGCCAAGAACGCAAGTGGGCCATTGATTCTGTTATTCATAGCGATTGGCGTTGCCCATATGGTACCGACCCAATAAAATTTTATGGTACTAGTCATAAGATTCTCAAAAAATGGCGAGAAGGTGTTGTGTGGTCTAAAGATGGTTGGGAAAAAAGAGAAAAATAGAAAAGAACTTTCCTATACATAAGTGGATTAATTCCTTTTGGTTTAATAACTCTCCCTTGTAATATTTTAAATCGACCCCATAACACCCCGTATAACCCAATAAGTACTAGTATTATATGATAGCAGATATTATCGTACCAATTATTTTTATAGGAGGACCTATATTATTATTGATATGGTTGTACTGGTCGTTGTTTAAGGATTAATATGGGCAATTGGATTATTAACATTATATTAGGTGTTCTTATTACTCTAGCGGTATTAACACTTGTACAGTTGGGTTACAACTACTATGCAGGAGTTTGGGTATTATAAGATACTATGACCTCTGTTTATATATTAGTAATTGTATTCATAGTATTTGCAATCATTGTTGGCAATATATGATGAGGATTAAAAGTGTTTGAAATAGTATTCGTAGTTTTAGTAATTGGCTTTATAGCCTGGTGTATATGGGACTATAGAAGGAAAAGGTAATGGGCACGTTCTTACTCATAGTCGTTCCTCTTTTTGTTATATGGTGCGTGTATGACTCTTTTAAAAAGGATGGAAAGAAATAGTATGATGTTTGGAATGACATATCTGTTTTGGTTTTTTATGTTAGTGATTGTATCAGTAGCATTTGGACTCATAGTAACGTGGATTGAAAAATGAAAATAAACAAGAATCAATTTAGTAATGGCAATAAACAAATGTTCAAAGAAGCAGTAGCGGTCCTTTGCTTAATGGTTTTTCTTGCCTGTGTAGGTTTTGGATTGGCTTGGTATAAAGGACATACTATATGGCAACCAACAATAGAAAAGGAATCTTGGGAATGAGTTTGGGTCAATTAGTAATAGATAAAGATAGAAAAAAATACATCTATCAGTATCTCTTTTTAATGATAATAGTGTTTGTAGGTGTTCCACTGTTCTTTGGTGGCTTTACAACAAATGGCTTCTGGCTTAACTTTATTGTTGTTCATATATTATTTGTATGGCTTATTAGCGGTAAAGAAAAAGAACGAACAGAACGTCTACGAAAGAAACGGGTAAGGGATCTTACTCAAGGTAGATGATTGGATTAATAACAGTATTCAAAGTAATATTTTATTTTCTAGCAATATGCTTTAGCATCGGTACACTTATATGGATCTTCAAAGATCTTAGACCTTGGCGGAAGAAAGTTCGTACAAAAATATGGCGTTATCTAGTGTCAGATGAAATAAACAAAGGTTGGAAAAACAAATAGTCGTTATGTGGAATAGTGAACTTTCATATGAACAGTATCAATAATACAACTATCATTGTGTGGCATTTCCCCACTTGCCATTTGAACAGCAACAGACAATCCATTTAAACTAAACGGTGCACTTGTTAATACCAAACCTGTAGTGTCCCATAGATCGGTGCTACTTCCATATGTTATAGTATTCTTTACTGATGCCTGTGCTTTGTTCGTACCTATAAGAGCAGAGTCTTTATACAATTGCACAGTCTTGTCAATAACTCGCCCATACTTCTTTGAGTATACTTTAACTTCAATGCCTACGATCCCTGTATTGTTCTGAATGTCTGCGTTAGTAAAGTTACTCCATATTAACATATTAGTAACTTTTTTACCAGCAAGGTCAGCCATTTTATGAATAGCAACCAATGGATCACTTGTTCTCGCTCCATACTCGTCTTTGTCTGATATAGAGCCTATCATGTCCCAAGAAACACCTTCAGTAACAGTAACTTCAGATCTTGCTATTGGTTTTAAATAATCTGTGTTAGCCATCATCTATATTTAATTTAAAAGTAAGTTATAAAGGGGTGTATACGGGTAATTTTTTAACTGTGCAAAATTTTTTGAATCTCGGAAATACAACCTAGGCTTACTTTTTTGTGCAAATTTTTCAAATATGAGAAACACGATATGGCGGTTGCTTCATCGTTGCTCTGGGGGTATTTTATTACCCGGGTGGTGATTCGCTCACCTGGGGGCCTGTCATCACCTCTCAGAAAAAAAAAGATTTCATTACCAAGCCA